TGAGTCCTAGTTCGATTTCTGTTATGATTTTAAATTCAATCCTTCTATCATCACAGAATTCTTGTGCTGCTTTCCACTTTGCTTGATTGACAGCATAGGTTTTCATTTCATATAGATAACCTTTTGTTTGTCTCTTTGGTTTCTTTGGTGGAGCACATTGTTTCTTAGGTTTCACTTCAATCACATAGGTTTTATTTTTACCAGTGCTCTCTTTAACTTTCATAATAAAGTCTGGAAAGTATTTGTGAACTCTATTATCTACGGGAGAGATATATGGGATGTAGAACTCTTCACTACCCCACTCAAGAACCTGTTCATTCAAATCGCAGTATCTACAGAACTTCCTTTCCCAACTACTTCTACAGATAATATTATTTGGATTACCTTTATATTTTTGGGGATAAGAAGGATGATACTTACTTTTATTACTTTCCGCCATACATAGTATATAACCTCAAAAACTATTTAGATGGCAACTGCTAGATCTGTAGCAAAAATAAAAAGTGCGTTATTAAGACCGTCATTAACATCGAAATTTTTTGTTATTATAACTCCACCATCGGTGTTACGTGGTTTTTATAATCAAATAGATGTAGATGAGTTTCATATGTCTTGTTCTGATGCATCTCTTCCTGGAGTGTCTTTAAATACCCAAGAGATTACAGGCGATCGTCACGGTGTGACTGAGAGAAATGCATATAGAAGGATGTATGATGATAGAATAGATTTGACTTTTTATGTTGAAGGGGAAACATATTCGCAGATTAGATACTTTGAAAGATGGATTAATTTTATTGTAGGAAATAATTCAAAGGAAATTAGGGGATTAGGTAGTTATGATTATAAAGTAGAGTATCCGGAAAATTATAAAACATCAATGGTAGTATCCAAATTTGAAAAAGATGGTGGTTTTGACTTAAAATATCAGTTCATTGGGGCATATCCGATCGCAATAAGTTCAATGCCTTTGTCATATGGGTCTACGGATTTATTAAAATGTACTGTATCCATGACTTATCTTAGATATATTATTGGTGATACTGAAGTTAAAGAATCTTCTGTTATATCACCAAAAACAAATGAATACGATTCATCTGGAAACACTGCTGGACCTGGAACACCATTTATAAACACAGATTCTGGTTCTGGATTTAGAGGAGAAGGGAATCCGGATGGAATATTATTAAAACCTGATGGAACACCTGCTTATGATTCATCAGGTAACGTAAGATAATTCTTAAAAAACCTCAATAAATAATCATACTGAACTTTATAGGATATTATGCCTTTACCAAAGATTGTTACGCCAAGATATGAACTTGAATTGCCATCAACTGAAGAAAGCATCACATACAGACCCTTTCTAGTTAAAGAAGAAAAGGTATTAGTCATTGCTTTGGAGAGTGAAGATTCTAAACAAATCACCAATGCAATCAAAACAGTTATTCAAAATTGTATTATTACAAAGGGTATCAAGGTAGAGAAACTTCCTACATTTGACATTGAATACTTATTTCTCAACATCAGAGGCAAGTCTGTTGGTGAAGAGATTGAAGTTAATATTGTTTGTCCTGATGATGGTACAACACAAGTTCCTGTAAGTATTGACCTTGATGAGATTAAGATTGAACGGAATGAAAATCATAGCAAACAAATTAAGATTGATACTACCATTATGATGGAGATGAAGTATCCATCTTTAGACCAGTTCATTAAGAACAACTTTGACTTCGCTGATAAGAATGCGATGGACCAATCGTTTGAATTGATTGCAACTTGTATTGATAAAATTTATACTGAGGAAGAGGTTTGGGCATCTGCGGACTGTACTAAGAAAGAGATTAAAGAATTTGTTGAGTCAATGAACTCTACACAGTTTAAAGACATTGAAAAGTTCTTTGAGACAATGCCTAAACTGTCTCATTCTGTTACTGTAACTAATCCAAATACAAAAGTAGAAAGTGTGGTTGTCTTGGAGGGACTGTCAAGTTTTTTCGCGTAGGCATGATCCATATGGATCTTGAGAGTTATTATCGTCTCAATTTTGCCTTAATGCAGTACCATAAATATTCATTAACTGAACTTGAGAATCTTATCCCTTGGGAACGAGACATTTATGTTGGTTTATTACAAGCGCATCTTGAAGATGAGAAGTTAAAGCAGCAGACAGCAAATGGCTAGAAGAAGTAAGGTAAAGATAAGAGAAACTTACAGCAAAATGCTGGGAGAGGATCTTGTCGCCAAACTTTCTGACGAACAGATTGCTATTCTGTCTAAGTATTATAATTCTTTAGATGCTAAAGAGACTAGTGATTTAGATAGCCAACTTGTTCAAGGTCGTAATGATACTGACCTGCACGAAATGGCAAGGGATATGGTTGATGAAGAAGAGGAAGAAGAAGATATTCCAGAGGGTCTTGATGACTTGTTAGGTTCTATTCAAGATGAACCAGCAGAAGAAACTCCCGAACCAAAGGTAACTACAGTTAAAGCATCGGCAATTGTCCCTTCCAAATTTTTTGGTGAGGATAAGTATGCCAAGTATCGTGATGAGTTAGTAGCAGATGGTACCATTGAAGGTGAGCAACTGACCACTGAGGAAAGAAAGGAAGGATTTAAGGCGAGAAATGATAGTGATAAGTTCAGTAGATTTGTTGAAAACTTTCTGAATAGAAAAAAAGAATCTGATAATGAGGAGACAAAAACTCTTGATGGTGGTGGTGCTTTAGTTGTACCCAAACAACCAAAGATTAATGTTGATCCAGTAGAAGAAAAAGAAAGTAACCTTGATGATGTCTTAAAGGGTATTGATAGTATTCTTGAGGTTATAAAGAAGGATCAAAAGTTTGAAGAAAAACAAGCAAATAAAGAAAAGAAAAAAGAGGAAAGAGAGAAAAGGTCTGTAAGTGAAAGTAAGTTAGAAAAGAAAGATAATGTATTATTGAAGACAGCAAAAAAAGTTCTTGCTCCTGTAAAGTCAATCTTTGATAAGATTATTGAATTCTTTACAACTATATTCTTAGGTAGAGCACTGATGAAGTTGCTTGATTGGTTTGGCGATAAAGATAATGGAAGGAAAATTGAAAGTATTATTAAGTTCTTAGGAGATTGGTGGCCTGCAATACTTGGAGGATTTTTATTATTTGGAACAGGACTTGGCGGGTTGATAAGTTCAACTGCTGGGTTGTTGACGATGTTCACGCCAAAAATTTTAAAACTTCTTAAGAATCCGATTGTTCTTGGTGCGGGTCTCTTTGCTGCTGGCGCTCTAATTCCAAAGATGTTCCCTCAGACTGTTGAGGATGATGCAGATAAGCAGGCAAACCAAGCAGTAGATGAGAAAGGAAAAGAACAGGCATCTGCAGATATAAGAGCACAGAATGAAAATAGAGGTGTACTAGGAAGTGTAAGTGATTTCTTTACAGGTGCTGGTCAAGAAAGAGAAGAACAATCACAGAGAATAGAGACAGGACAAGAAAAGAGATATGGTTTCTTTGGTGAGGTAAAAGAACCACCAAAAGAAATGAATGGTGGTGGTAAGGTTAGTATTGACCAACCAAAAGAAATGAATGGTGGTGGTAAGGTTAGGGGTAAAACTGGTATAGACAAAGTTCCTGCAATGCTTACCAATGGTGAGTTTGTAATGAGTACTGGTGCTGTGCAGAAGTATGGTCTTGACACTATGATGTCAATGAATGCTGCTGGTGGTGGAACAAACAAACCAAAAGTTATGCAGGGCACGATGTATGCTAATGAAGGTGGTCCTGTTGGTGAGATTGATTTTGATCCTGTAAGTTATAGGCAGGGAATGATTAGTAGTAAGCATATTGAAAATCCAGGTAACACCGGAGAGACCTATGTTCTTGGATATACTAGAACACCCGATGGTGATGTTGTTGTTAAACAAATGAATAGAGTTGTCAATAAGGCAGGTTTACTTGGAACTATGTTCGGACAATCAGATGAACTCACTGGGGTATCACCCGATTCTGATAAGTGGAATCTTGTTTTAAACTCTGCAAATACTAAGAATGAACTATCTGCAATAACAAGTTATGATTCTGGTTCTCCGGTAAAGACTCCACCAAAGAGTATTGCAACAGACCCGAAAGCAAAGATTGCTTATGCACATAATCAATCATATCAAACTATCAAAAATAGTTGGATAGATAAAGGAATAGATGAAGAAATTGCTGAGTCTTATGCTGCTTCTGGTGCTGCTCAAGGAGCAAAACTTGCAGAAGATGGTACATACTTACCGAGTTCTGAAAAAGGATATAAAGAACTTGAAAATGTAAGTGTAGTGAGAGGCAAAGGAAATGCAGCTGCCAAGAAACCTAAAGGTGTTATTGAGATATTGATGAATGCTATTTCAGGTTTGGCAGGTCTATCTACAGATAGTAAAACTGGTGATAAGAAAACTGACTTGAAAAAAGAAAGCACCTCAGAATATTCGCCAGCAAATACTAAAGGTGCTAAACTTGGTGAGGGATATGGTTCTAAAGGTGAAAGGATTGCTGGCGATTTAGGTACATTTATGAAGGCACGGAAAACATCCTTGCCAGTAACCGGAAGTATTCATAGACATCCCAAACATCCAGGTTGGTCTAAGAGTGGTCACAGTGCTAATTCATATCACTATGAGGGAAGAGCACTTGATATTGGAGGTTGGGCACCATCCCATCCAAGTAGTGGTGGCAATGATGAACAGGCACCAGTTCTGAAATCATTGATTGAGTATAATAAAAAGAATAAAGTAGACCCTGTTGAACTTATCCACGGTTCTCCTTCCTATAAAAATTATGGTAGTTATAGACAGCATCCAGATTCTCATGCTAATCATGTTCATGTAGCATATAAAGATGGCGGTGCAGTTATTAAAAAACCGGCAAAACTAACAGTTCCAGAAATTACGCCACTACAAAAAACAAAACCAAAGGTTACTATGATTGATGGCGGAACATCAAATACCTCTGGTGCTGAACGGCAAGTTACAGCAACACAGATTCCTCATATCAATGCATCAACTGCATCAAGAGAAAAAGCAAACCTCTTAGGAATTATTGATTACTGATGAAATTACTTCCTAGCGCAACAACCTCAGCAATCATAAGACCAAAGACGAGTGTCATCTCTGCAGATAAACTTGTTCCAAACTTTAGTAGCAAGAAAGCAGAGGAACAAGAGAAGACCGTAGTTATCAAAGAAAAACTAACTACTATTGCTGGGTTGTTAGAGGGAACTCTTGCTTCTAAGAAGAAAGAAGAAACTGATAAGAAAAAAAAGGAACAGCAAGAGAGAAGAGGAACAAGAGAAGCA